GTCTATTTGGATTAAATGGGGTACACTCACAGCCCAATAACATCTCAACATAATCATGAAAATATTCTTCAGCTGGTGTATCTTCAGGTGAGAAAGTAGCAATCTTCTCCCCAAACATTATAATTCTTCCTAAAATCTGTGATTTCTGCCAAGCGGTCTTTCCGTAGTTACCAATACCGGTCAATAGTGTTATTTCTCCTCTTTTTGGCTTGAACAAATAATCAAGCTCAGGTATACCAACCCCCATAATCTTCTCAAACCCTTTTTCGTTTATTGACAAAGCCCTATCCTTAACATCAATACCATAAACCACATCCTCAATCCTATAATTCTCACCGTTTTCTTCTGTAAATTCACGCTTTACATCAATCTCATAATTAGTTTCTTTACTAACCAACTTCTCTTTCTGTATGGAAGCCGTTCCAAAATTGTTCCTATTTGCCCTATATCCGCTCTTTACGGCACTTTTCATCTCCGACATGGTAAAGTCATTGCTGACGGTGTATTCTGCCGAAATTAGGCCTAATGCAGCGTTTTCATCAATACCGAAACGGCAACATGCGGATGCTAATTTGAAAATATATGTATTTCGCTCTCCTGTAACAAAAGCATCGTTCTTATTCGTAAGCCATTTTAATATTCTACGAAAGTTTTCGGAGTCATCTACATTCTGGTTCTCGGTTACGGTTATCTTCTCAATTTTCTTAGCCTTTGCAAACACAGCAGCCTTATCGTTTACATAAATTTCAGGATCAAAGCTTTCGTAACAAACCCTACTTACATTGATTCCACTCCTGTCAATCTCAGGAAATACTTCCTGTAAAGACTGAAAATGCTCTCTATGCTTTGAACCGTCAGCTATTTTTACCAATGCTTTTAACCCATTACCAGATGGACTAACCCAACAAGCATACACAAAATCGTGTGAAATTATATCGGTTTGCTTATCCCTTAATTCAGATATGTCATCAAAATCAAGCACAATGAAACCACTATGCTCAATAAGCTGCTCATCTTTCCTGTCATTACCAAATTTACCACTAAAGCAAACTGAAGGTAAATTTAACTTAATCTTATTAGCCTTTTCCTTGTCAAGAGTATTCCTGATTTCGGTAACCAGTTCCTTACTTGAACCAGATTTAATTCTTTCTAAAGCTTTTTCAATTGTGATAAAGTGAGGTTCCTTGCTAAAAATGTTTTTAAAAATAGTAGCTATCATCGTATTAATTTAAAGTTTTTCCTAATTCCTGTTGTCTTTTCTTGTAAGCTTCAAAATCGTTATTTTTATAAATCTGCTGCTTTGGTAAATCTAAACCAACCAATTCATCATTCCATGAACTGTTGTTAAAGAAAGTTTGAGGATCCTTCCTGAATTTTTTATCTGGTTGGATAGTCTTGTATTTTGGTAAATAGTCAATGATTGATTTTCTATCTGAATCTTGCAATGACTCCCACTTCTTTTTTAACTTATCCTTATCACCCACTTTCTTGTCATATAAATCCCAAAAAATATCAAACGATATATTTATTTCTTTTATTTCCTTTCCTTTTATTTCCTTTCCTTTCCTTTCCTTTTTAGCATTGCTATCGGATTGCGTTTGCATTGCGTTCGCATTTTCCCATCTGTAACTAGCTGATTTTCTTGCTTTTGCGCTCTTGTCATTTCTTTGTTCAAGTCTTTCTTGTACAGAATTACTGCCAAAATAATCACCATTAAAAATGAATAAATCAAAGTCATTTACTACGCTCGCTACTAAGTCGCTATCCGACCTTAAGTCATACGCAATGCCTTCGTAATCCATTCGCAATGCGTTCGCATTATTATATAAATCCTCAACTATTGACCAAAAAACACCATAGCCCTGCATACCATGTTTTCTAATCAACCTTTTAATCTTCTCATCATTACGAGCATTATAGTCGTGTGAGAAGTAGAATGTATCTTTTGGCATTTTTATTACTTAATCGTTTACTAAATCGGTTTTCAAAGCTTCATTTATGCGAGTAATTTCACTATCAGTGAATAATAACTTACCCTGCATCTTGCGTGATAATTCCGATTCTGGTATCTTGGCATTTAATGAAAGCCAACGCTGTGTACGACCATCCATGGCTTCCTTGATTCGTTCATGAAGCTTCATTGTTTTAATTTCTTCCATAAAATTTATTGTTGAACAGCAAAAATAGTATTAATTTTTAAATTCCCAAATATTTTTAATTTTTTTTAAAAATAATTTTGTGGTTTAATTAATTTAATTAAATTTGCAAATGGAAAATAGGGAACTAATATATGAGCTGGCTAAAAAGCTTGATTTAATAATAGAAGTAACAAAGGATGGTAAATACACTGGTAAATATAGATTCATAAATAATAAACTACATAAATTAAACGAAGATGAGAAACTCAACGATAATAGTAAAGAAAAAAAGGTGCGTTAGATGCGGTAACATTGATTACCATTTTTCTAAAAAGATGTGTAAGCAATGCGCTACTATTGAATCTACTCAAAGAAGAATGGAAGAATTTGAAGATGATGGTGAAAGCTTTCAAAATCTTGTTTCAGATTTAGATCATGTATTCAGCCAGTACATTAGATGTAAATATGCCGGCAAAGATGGCATGGTAGAATGTTATACATCTGGCAAAAAGATGAGGTGGCAGGAGATACAATGCGGCCACTTTATACCAAGGGCAAATCTTGGAACTAGATGGTTAGAAGCTAATTGTAGACCACAATCAATGGAAGAAAATTACTTTAAGATGGGTAATTTGGAAGAGTTTGAATATAAGTTAGACGCAGAGAATAATGGTGTTGTAGAATACTTGAGAGAAACAGCAAGGCAGGTTGCTAAGCCAACTAAGGATGAATTAAAAGCTTTAATCATTGAATATAGGTCCAAATTAAATTTGGTAAAGAAGAAGTTTAATTAAATTTATTTTTTTAATTAAATTAATTAAATTAATTTTGTATTCAAACATTAAAAACACATAAAATGGCAAGAAACATTAGTCCAGATTCGGTATCAAGTAAAGTATCGGATCTCAAAGTAGGAGAAAGTTTACTATTAGAAAACCCATATACTTCAGTAATGGTTATGGTTTCTAATCTTAAAAGAAAAGAAGAGCATAAAGCAAAGGTATTCAAAATCAAAGCAGAGGACAAGCAAACCAATGTAACCAGATTAAAATAAGTAATATGCATATACAAACCATTAACTACACCAGAACATTTAATTTAGGTAACTATTCATCAGAAAAAATAGGGGTTGAGTTTGCTTTGAATCCGGGTGAATCAGCAGATAAGGCTCTTGATAATGCAAGGCAACTGGTTGAAGAGTACCATAAAAAAAGTGTTAAACAAATTGAAGAAGCTGGCCTTTATTTTGAACAAGATGAACCAATTGTTGAAAAAGTAATCCCAACACAATCAAAAAAGACACTAACAGAAAGAACAAAAGAGTTTATTAATTCTTGCACAACAAAACAGGAGTTAAAAGCTTGGGAACTAATGTGTAAAAATAATTCTGAATTGCTGGAATATTATAATAACAAACTAAACAACCTTTAATTATGAAATGGAATGAAACACTTATTAGATCAAGTTCTGTTGGTTATTTAATGACCGAGCCGGTAACTAAAGCTGACAAAGAAGCTGGAGTTCTTTCTAAAACCGCTCAAAAACATTTAATTGAAGTTTATATCGCTGAAAAATATGGCAGAAGGAGAGATATACAAACAAAACAAATGAAAAAAGGTATTGAAGTTGAAGATGATTCAATTGACCTTTTAAATAATTTTTGGGGAGTGGATTATGGTAAAAATGAACATAGGTTTACTAATGATTACATATCAGGGCATCCAGATATAATCACTGTTAACCCAAATAAAGTTATTGATATTAAATCAAGCTATGATCTTTGGACATTCTTAGGGAATATACCAGATAAACTTGATAACTTATATTACTGGCAGCTCCAGTCTTACATGTGGCTTACAGATGCTACTAGTGGACATATTGCATACTGTCTTGTTAATACACCATTCAATATTGTTGAGCAAGAGAAAAGATACTTACTTAATAAGATGAATGTTGTTTCAGAAGAAAGCCCAGAATATGTAAAAGAATCAATGAAGCTTGAGTTTAATATGACATTTGATGATATTGCTATTTCAGAAAGAATATTAATATTCAATGTGGAAAGGAATGAAGATGATATTTTAAGGATTCAACATAAAGTAGAAAAAGCAAGAGAATTTTTATTTGAACTTGAAAACAAACATTTAAATTTCAATAAATGAACGGAGCTAATGTCATAAGTGCAATCCAAAATCTAAAAATGGCCCAAGAGCAATTAGAAGATTTTTGCAGGCAGTTCCCCAACTCACAGGGAGAAAGGATATTTAAAAATTATAGTAAAAAGATAGATTGGATTTTTAATGATATTATAACCCACCCGTTTCTTACAACTGAAGTTAGGATTGGAATTAAAAACGAAATACAAAGTGATGTTTTTGCGGTCCCGGCTATTGTTGAAAAGATAGCTTTGTTAAATCCAAACCAAAGAGAAATTATAGAATCTACATTAGATGCTATGATAGACGGAGAAGAAGTAAAAATTGTTGACATTAACGAAATAAATAAATAAAAATGGCTAAGAAAAAAGAAGAATTAAATTTACCCACTAATGCAGAAGTTTTAGATGGATGTGATTTTTGTATGCAATTTGATTACGATGAACCACATGTAATTGGAGCCAGCGAAAACTCAGATGGAGTAATGGAAATTGTATTGAAGTCTTACATGGATGTTGGTATAACATTTTTATGCCCAACCACCGGAAAGAAGCTAAGACTATTTGCAAGACCATTATCAGATAAAGGAAAACAAATTTTAGAAATGCAAGAAGAACAAAATAACCAACAATAAAACCAACCAAATGAAAAAGTTAATAACAACCACCCTAATCATTATTTTTTTAGTCAATACTGCTATGTCGCAGATATTTGATGGCATTAATTTAAAAGAAGATAGAAACCTATTATTATCAAAGTTAAAAACAAAAGGATTTACTTTTGATTACGCAGCAGGTGAAACCACAAAGCTATCAGGAGAATACGATAACAAGCTTACTAGAGTGTACATTGTCAATACTATTAAATCAAATAAACCAGTTGTATTAACAGCTTATGTTGGAGATGCTAATACATGGGATGAATTGCTTGCAAACTATAAAAAGTATGTAAAAGTATTTTCAGATAAATACGGCAACCCAGATGCTTATTCAGAATCATTTAAACCACCATACGACAAAGACTTTAAGGGATATGAAATGGAAGCGGTTAGAAATGAAAAGTCAAACTTTATTTCAGAATGGACCAGAGATGGGATTAATTATTCTGTAGAGATATTTCAATACAATAGTATAATTATCACATACAGGAACGAAGAAAATTACAGGATAAATAAGATGGAATGGAAGTAAATAGCAAAGGCGGCCTAAAAAACCGCCTTATTTATTATCTTCAGAAAGACATTTTACGCATACACCATCTTCCAATAAGATGTCATGAGTTACGCATACGTCTTTATCCATTATGATTTCTTATGCGCATTTGCAAATTTACGAGCAGCTTCTACACTACCAAATCCCCAAGCTTTTAATGCCAATGCTTTGCGAGTAGGTTCACCATTTGGCTTTTTCATTGCACCAAGCATGCCACTAAATCTAGCAGCAAAAGATACCCTTCTTGGATTTACACCAGATTTTACTGGGGCCTTTAAATTGCCACCAGTTTCAGAATTGTAAGATGCACGACCTTTTGCATTTAAGCCGCCTTCTGGATTTTTACCTTCTTTTCTTTGCCAAGCTCCTGACATAATTATTTATTTTTTTTCATTGCTTTTAATGCTAAAGACCTATATCGTTCAGATTTTTTTAACTCATTATACCCGGAATTGCTAAGCTGTTCTGCACCTTCTTTTTCTATTTTAGTTTTTGCTTTATTCATCTTATTTGAACCGGCTCTCATGTACGCATAAGCGCCCGTTTCTACAGAATCAGCTATTTCCATTACTCTCTTAGGAGTCAATAATGTTTTCTTAGGAGGCTGCATAACTATTTTTTTTCTTGTGCTTTAATCTTTTTCTCTTGCTTTAACATTTCCGGAGTTGGCTTCTTTCCGCTTCCCTTGTTGGCGCGAATATTATCCCATAATCCTCTACGAGAATATGATCCATCCGCGCGTTTCATCATCTGTAATTTACTTTTCATACGCTAATTTACGAATTATTTTTGATTTTCAACCTTCCAGATAATTAAATCTATACCAGTTAAGTGACTTGGAGGCTCCAATTTTGGCTTTTCTTTGACTTGTACTGGTATTTGTACGTTTTTATGTACATCTTCCGATTTTGAGGCATTTCTGCCGTAATTATCCATCAAATAATTTAATACCTGTTGAGCAGATTTCAAATTTTGATCTTTTTGAATCATATATAACTTTTGTAAGTCAAATCTGACTCCAATTGGATTGCTTTTTGCCATAAAATAAATTGTAGCTACAAAATTAAGGGAAAAAATGAAATGTAGCTACAAAAATTAAATTAATTATACACAAATGTAGCTACAAAATCCCCTCCCCCATATACCCTACCTACCTAGGAGCATAGCCCACCCAACCAACCGCATACCGCAACCAATTGCATGACAACCAAGCCAAGCCCCATACCCCACGAAACCCGCGCCACATACCATACACAGGAGAAGGCGCAAGGAATCCAAGAAAGGAGGGTACCCGGTGCTAGAAAATTAAAGCCCCCGAAAAAAGTTGCGAGGAAATTTACCGCGGGGTACCTCAGAGAAGTGATTAAGCAGATGATTTAAAATTTTTTTCCTATTAGAATGTTGGAAATGGTGAAAATATGGTATATTTGGGTATAAAAACATAGCTATGTTAAAATCAATGAAGAAGCTTGGCGGTGGTAAAAGAAAGCCAGCTGAAACAGTTGTTACTTACGAAAAGAAAAAAGCAGTAGTTGCTCCAAAATCAATATCAAAGGCTGATTCAGAGGCTAAAATGGCCAGCATTGAAGGCATGAAAGAAGCGCAAGCTGAATTAACACAAGGCGAAAAAGACTTTGGTTCTTCATATAAATCTTTAGGTTTAAAAGGAACCAGAAGAACTGAACTTGATCCAAAAACCGGAGATGTTTCAGTAAAGGCTAAATATAAATCTACCGAAGGTGATGAAGAAGTAGAAAGAATCCCTAATTCAGAAATGTTACAAGTTAAAAGAATTGGTGAAGCAGGAGAATTAGCAAAAGGAACAGGTTATGAGAATTTCAAAGAAACTTTTAAAGATAGAATTGAAAGACTAGCTTCTGAGAAAAAAGCCAGACTTAAAGCAAAGGGAATGGCTATTCTTGAAGCTGAAAAAAGAAAGGCTGAAGCTAAAGCAAGAATGTAAAAATAATTAACAATGCAAGATCCAAAAAAGAAAGAAGTAGGAGAAATGGGTAAGCCTAGTTTAAAGGCTAAATTTGAGGCTGCTATGCAGAAGAAATTTGATAGCGATAATAAGAAAAAGGTTACAGGATATGAGTCACCAAGACCAAGCGGTTTAAAAGAGGGTGTTGGCGAGGCTATTGCAGGTAATATTATGTCAAGTGCCGAAAGACTGGCTGGAGGTGCTAAAAAAGTTATGGAAAAGCTATCTGGCTCTAAAAAGCCTAAATTATTAAAGTCAATGTCAAAGAAATAAAAATACTAAAAGTATTAAACTCGGTTAGTTGGTTTGTTATTACTTTGAGCCTCCCTTAAAAAAGGAGGTTTTTTTTGTCCTTACATCATTGTTTCGTATCTTTATCGTAAACTATACGGAAATGAATAAACTAAGAAAAGAAGTTCAACTTGAACAAGAAATCATTGACAAGCTAACAGTATTAGCAGACAAAAAGCAGTGGTCATTAAAAAAGATGATGGAAACTATTTTGATCAAGGCAGTAAAAAATGTAACACTTGAAGAAAGTAATTCTTAACATCACTCCCCAAACTCACGTCAGAGCAACACAAGGTGATTCAATATTCTTCAGGATACCAAGAGATAAGTTAAGACCAGCCGGCCTCAAAAGACTACTTAGACTAGAGAGGTATAACAACTACAAACTAGAACTTTCAGCAGAGGCGAAAAGAAAATCTTTTGTCATGCCTCCGGTGGGAGCATCAATTACATTTGTGATTCCGGTTCCCCCATCTTGGTCCAAGAAGAAAAAGAAATTGTATCATGGCAGATTCCATCAGTCAAAACCAGACATAGACAATTTACAAAAGGCTT